AATAATGCTTATAGTGGAACTCTTGATGTTTTCGCTATGAGAATGCCAAAGAGTTTTTGGTCAAAAATGAGTATGCGATCCGCAGTGATCGGCCCATCTTATTTTGGTCAGAATATCCAGGCAGTAGGTTTCCATAATGGGGTTGTAATGGCCTCAATTGGAAGGGTGTTGAATACCAGTACACATAATGAGCTTCAACACACCGCTTCCACTGAACGGGGTTACAGTGGAAGCCCTTTGTATGCTGGTGGTAAAACCATCGCCATGCATGTTAGAACTGATGGTACCGACAATGTCGCTATCAGAATAGAACACATTATTCACTACTTACCTAGAGAAGTGAACGAAAACGTCTCAAATACGAGCTCAACTCCTACTATTTATGGTTATAAACAAGATAAGCATAAATTTAAAGGTAGAGATGTTGAATTTTTTGATGAAGACGATGATACGTACACTCTCATGGATAAGCGTGGTGGAGTCTATATGGACTTCGATGATGATGACATGTATGAGGAATTTCCTAGTTTTAAGAAAGGAAGATATGGTGATGACCGTCCTTCGCAGGATGAGCTTCTCCATACTTCTCGTAGTAAGACTAAGCGATGGGGTGATTACGATGACGATGAAAGTTGTCCCTTGCCTGTGAAAGCTTATTCGATGGTTTCCCAAGAGAAACCATCACATGTAGCTGCAGCTAAGAAAGAGAATGACAAAGTCAGAGAATTCTTAAACGAAAATAAAGTGACTCTAGATGGATTCGGCTACAAGCCGGACATGTACATGTCGCCAGTTATTTCCGTTAAAACAACCGATGTTTCCTTAAAGAAGCATTTAGAATTGTTTCATGGACGTAATCTTAAGATTAAGGTACCTCCAACGACGAGCGAAAAGGAACATTGCGTCCACTTGGTTTTGCGCCAGCTGGTAAACAATCGTTTCACGCCAAAAGTTGGGTATAAATCTCAAGAGAATATTGATGAAATAATCTCCAGTAGTATAGTTCAAGCCAAGAAATCTCCAGGATTTCCGTTTTTGGATGAAAATTTGAATGATAACGCAGCAGTGTTGAATAAATACGGCAATGCAGGTCTGCGTAATCTAGTCCTGAGTGGTTGGAATGAGCCGTTTGTAGGTAAGGCTTTTATTAAAAATGAACCTACGAAACCCAAGAAACTTGAGAAGGGTATGCCGAGAATAATAGTAGGAAATCCAGTAACAAAAATGGTAAAGCATGCAGCTTTATCAAAGGAATTTGCACACTCTCTTGTTGATAATTGGAAAAATAGTCCAGTGAAATACACGTTTGCGCCTAATAAGCCAGGTCATTGTGAACATATGAACCGTTTCTTTAAGAACCGGAAAGTCTATGAAAGCGATAAATCCACGTGGGACTATAACTGTTTCCAATATATATTTGATATTTGTGAGAAGGTCATGATCGGTTTAGCTGTGAAGGACATTGATATGAGTGATAAAGAATTTGAAGAATGGCAACTCGATGTTTCCAGTATGTTCAAAGAGATGACTCAAGAATTTGTCTATAGATCAGCTAGCGGAGAATGCCTTAAAGCTGCGTTTGACGGGATCATGAAGAGCGGTTGGTTTTTAACCATCGCTAATAACTCCGTAGCGCAACTCATAGTCAATACATTAATATTAATAAGACTCAAGATCGATGACGAAGCTATTTTGTCACAAGATTTCAAAATATTAGTAGGTGGTGATGATGTACTACAAACTTTTCCAGATGGATTCGATACCGAAGAGTATCGCCGCGAGGCTTCACTTCTTGGATTCGAATTGGACGAGTTTAAAGTGCACGACTCCTTAGATGGTGCAGAATTTTTCTCACAAAAATTTAAGGTTATCAGCAATACTATGGTTGAATATCACCCATGTAACTTCGCAAAATGCGTTGCTAACATGGTTAATACAAAACATGAG